GCTAAAAGCAATAGTAAGGATGGTGTAGGCATCACCTTCGAAATCAAGAGCCTGACGGCGCATGGGTTCGTAAAGAGTGGTGCCGTGACCGACATTGCGCGATAAGCGTTCATTTTTACTGACAAATTCTTGGGCACCACTATTATAGGCCCAGTTATCCTGGACGTATGTGATGACGCCCTCAAGTGAATCAAGCGTGCCAACGTCTTCAAAAGCAATTCCTGCAGCAACCAATCGTGCTCCGACTTCCGAAGTCTCATCGGTAAGGTCAGTCCACCCAGAAGCGGAAAAATACCGAAATCGAATGGAATAATCCCCCGTAGGGTCATCGGTTGTCTTGTAGAATCTCATTTCAAGTTTTTGGACACCGTCAAGCACCACTTCTTTGGCAATCTTTGAAACGTGTGCCTCAAGGAACGAATCAGGGATGGGGACCGCTGGAGAGGCAAATGGGTTAGCCAAGGCGGCCATGTACCTAGCTTGAGCAGCGTGTCCAGTATTGATAAAATCAATACCCGTGTTGGGGGGAGATACGGCTCCCCCCGTCCTAGCATTATTCTTATTTTTCATGTTACTCATTTTAACACAAAAGCGACAGCTGTCTAACTGCAGCCAATAGATCTTTTTCAACAAGTTCTTCAAATTCAAATACGACTATGGGCTCGAGTGAAAAGGCTTCACAGTAGCTAAGAAGACTATCTTGTGAGTAACCACCAGGAAGAACTGGTACTTTCTCATAATCTCCTTGCTTCATCCAATAAGCTAAACCGCCTTGTAATTCCCCTTCTAGTCGTTCGTTTCCCTGACGACTCAGAACACTGTAAAAGGTTCCAACTAGAGGGCAATCTGCGTACAAGGATAGTCCGCAAAGTCCAACATCCCTAAGGTAGTTGTAATATTTTGCTACGCCTCTGGACGAAATGGCAATCATATCTTTGAATACACTCGTTGGCTTACGTACCATCATCCACCCTCGATCCAATCGAACGGGTTTCATCTGGCAAAATTCAATATGCTCAACACGGTATACGGGCTCTTCAGCAACCATGTTGAATCCATAAGCAACAAAGAATAAATCAAATCCGTCAAGAAATCTTGGCAGTTCTGAAAGCTCCATTATTGCAACAGAATCATCTCCATTGTTGACTAACTTGAAATTCAACCCTAAGGTCTCTTTCCAATGCAACAACACAGATGTCATTAGAATCACGTTTCCAACAGAAGTGTTCATATCACCTGACATCCTGCCAGCTGTCTTATACTCGAAGTCGAAAATGTCTCCTTTACCCTTGCAAAAATTCACAAGTTGGCGTCTTAACAACCAATGTAACTCTGAATCACCTTTCCTGGTACTGCGGAAAAGGCGTCTGTAAACAGAATGTTCAAAGCTGAGAGCTTGTCTTGACACGTGTTGATCAAATCTACTGGCATCTAGCCCTACCGCTACCGGACAGGAAAAGGTTTCCCATTTCCTCACAATTTGATTAGCCATCGCAGGTAAAGTACAATGCTTGAATACTGTTTCTTCTCCCCATAAAGTGTCTATACCCTTGTAAATAGCTAGTTCATTATATTTATTAATGTACTGGCCAAGAAGTATGTTGTACTTGTATGATCGGGGT